TCTCGCGTCCTGGCACTCTTGGCAACTTCAGTGATGATCAACTGGAAGCAGTCTGGAAGAAAGAATACTCTTTGACTGAGTTTACTGATGAGAAGAACTTCAAGACCTTTGAGGAACTTGAAGCACGTCTGAATCAGGTTCTCAACAGCAAAGCACCTGCTCGTCGTACTGTTGATCGTGAAACTGAGGAGGATGAAATTGTGTCAGCACCTTCTACTCCTTCTAGCTGGAGCGAGGAAGTTAGTTCCTTCCGTTCTACCGTGAGTGCAGCACCTTCTCTTCCTAGCTTCAATAATGATGAGGAGGATGATGACCTGAGTTACTTTGCTCGCCTTGCTGAAGAGGACTGAAAATCAAATTCCACCTCTAAAAACCAAAGGGGCGTTTCAAAAACGCCCCATTTTTTTGTCTAAAACCAAAAGTTAAGAAAACATTAAGAAGTTAACGACCTGGCCCAACATTAAAATACTGGAAAGTATAATAGTCATCATCTCCAGAATTTTTGGTATTACCTCCTAATCCTTCTGTATCAATACTTGTATCATATTGTAATAATGTGGTTAATTCATTAATGATTGCAAACATGCGATCTGGATAGGGAAGATATATTTCTCTTTTTTCCTCATTTAATCTCAATTCGTGTTCATAGTGTGTAATTCTTACTACTAATTCTTCTCCACTTAATATAGTTTGTCCAAGTCTTTTTGTAAAATTTTGATCTACTACCATTCCAGCTGGAACGATGATAGTTCCATTAACATCTTTAATTTCTTTGGTTTCCCAGTGATGTGTTTCTAATTCTCCAGATATGCCATATTTTTCACGAATCATAAATTCAAATTCTCTCTGTGTTAATGGCCAATCTTTATACACATTTGTTATATCATTCATTAATAATATGATCCATTCATAGTCTGGAGTTCCATATATGTCGTATGATACATTATATGGTTTTGAATCACCAGGAATAGTGTATTTTTCAAAATATGTTAAATTGCGAAGAGTTTCCGCACGAACTTTAACTCTTCTAAAAATATTTTTAACCTCAACAAAATTCTTTAATGAAGAATTTTTAGTTGGTATTCCAACTTTAATATTTGGTAGATATGAAAAATAGTTTGCCATGTTAGAATCCCTGAGCGATGTCTTCAGAAGTAACAAGAGAAATTTCTTTTAAACTAATTGATAGATCAATAGCAGGAACATAACCATCGTTTGTATTTACATATGCTCCATCTGGTGTATAATTAGCTTGCAGTCCATCAATAACACAATCTTTTAATTTAAAAAGACCAACAATATTTGGTGCAACATCATAGTTGCCGAAATTGCCCCTAACATTTTGAACTCTTATAAATTCAACTCTAGTTCTTGAAGGGACAGATAAGTATCTGTTTGCAACGTTACTAAATGGTGGAGTTAATGAGTCTGCAACAGACCCAGAACCATCTTTACTTGTTGAAGATTTTGCTCCTGTTGCTGCTGTAGATGCTGCTTTTTTTGCTGCTCCCATAGCATCTCCTGGATTGTATGTTGGTAACATACATGATTTGAACGTTTTTAAAATTCCATCAATAACTTGAGCTTCTTCTTTACTTCTTGCTACTAGTTTAAATTGGAAATTGTGTGATCTAAATGAAACTCCATTAAATATTTGTTCTTCGTATGGGTTAAAAATTCTTCCTTGACTGACAGCAGCTAAATCACTTCCATTTACATCTCCACCCACTCCCATAAATTGTCCTAATTTTGTAGCTGCTTCAGCAACCGCATTAAATCCTGCTTCTGGAGTTGCACCTGCAGCTGCATTTTGTAGAGTTTTAGCAATTTCTTCACCTGCTCCGTTGCCTCCAAGCATTTGAGCAGCCATAATTCCAGTAACACCAAATGCTTTATTTGTATAATTTGCACCATAACTAACTGCAATATTTGCTGGCATATAGAGGTAAATTGATGGACCTAATTGCAATCCAGATTTTTTAACATCTATTGCTTCTTTTCTTACAGACTCTAAAACAGCTTTTCCATCGTATGTTGGTCTATAAATTGTAAAGCGAATATAGTCAATCCATGGAGTAACACCTTCTCCTCCAGGATTCCAATTTGCACCAAGTCCTGCTAATCCTGCATATGAACTATTCAATACTGGAGGAATTTCTGGATATACAAGTGGTCTTGTTGTTGATACTGCCATTTTTAAACCTTAAGTTCGTTTTCTGTCAAGATGATAAATTCCCATAAATGATCTTTACAAAACTCACTCGCAGCTTTCCATTTTGCTTGGTTTACTGAATATGTAATTACTTCGTTTACATACTGTTTTGTAACACGTTTTTGTGTTTTTGGTTCTTGTGTTTGGTATTTTGGTTTTACTTCAACTAGATACTTTTTAATTTTATTATACTTATCTTTTATTTTAATATAAAAGTCTGGATAGTATCTATGAGTTTTACCATCAACAGGAGAGATATATGGTATAGACAATTCTTCACTTCCCCATTCTAAAATACTGTCTTTAGAATCACAGTATTTCATAAATTTCAATTCCCACGAAGACCTGTAAATAATATTGTTCACATCGCCTTTGTACTTATGTTTGTTCGTTGGTGTATAACGACCAGAATAAGCCATAAATAATCTAGGACTAATAAATCTATTTATAGAGATACTGGGATGGCATTTAAGGCAACTAACGGATCTGGTGCGAACAGTTTTCAGGGATTCAGAGCTTTTGTAAGCAGAAATCCACCATCTTATAACAATCTCTATTGGGTTAGATTTAGAACAGTACCAAAAATTTTAGGAACGGCTCCATATTTTGCAGGTTTTTTTAGCGGTGATAATGCTGATAGTTCTGGAATTTCATTAGGTGGACCTGGATCCGATAATTCTAGGTTACTAACATACTATGCAAATGATGTAACTATTCCAAGTAGACAAATTACTACTGGTGATGCTAGAACAGTAGGTGCTTTGTATAGATACCCTACTGGAACTACTTTTAGTGAAATTAGTATCAATTTTACTCTTTCTCGTGATTTAAAAACTAGAATGTTCTTTGAACGATGGATGAATTATATGACCGAGGATTCTGGTAATAGAGTTTCTTGGTATAATGATTCAGTCTGTGATTTTTTGGATATTTTTAAATATGAAAGAGGTGGAGTAAACCCTACAAATGATTCTGTTACCGTAGTAAGTCCTACAGGAGATAAGAGAGTTAAAAATACAGTTAAATGGAATAAAGTTACTGGTGTTTGGACCCTCAGTAATGCATTTCCATTTAATATTAGTAACGTTCAATTATCTAATGGTCCCGCTTCAACTATGAGTATGGAAGTATCTTTTTATTATGAAAGGTATAGATTTTATCAGCCATCTAATAGTGGTGTTGAAAGTGTTCCAGATTCTCTTGGTCCTTCTGGTCCTGCTGCAGCAGCAGGTGTCGCCGCAGCAACTGCCACAGGAATAACTACACTATCTGGAGTACCAACAACTGCTACTACAGTTACCCCCATAAAACCCAGCTAAATAATTTTATGATATTATTACTTTGGAGTAATTATGCCTTTACCTAAATTAGTGGTTCCTGAATATGAATTGGAATTGCCTTCAACAAAAGAACCTGTTAAATATCGTCCCTTTCTAGTTAAAGAAGAAAAACTCCTTCTTACTGCTATGCAACTTGGTGAAGAAAAGGATATGATGAATGCAGTTAAGACGATCATTAAAAACTGCACCAATTTAAAATCAAGAGTAGATTCTCTTGCTACTTTTGATATTGAATATTTGTTTTTAAAAATTCGTTCTAAATCTATTGGAGAAGTTTCCAAAATTATGGTAACTTGTCCCGACGATGAAGAAACTCAAGTTGAAGTAGAAATTGATCTAGAATCTATTGATGTTACTTGGCCTGAAAATCATTCAAATAAAATTGAACTGACTGATAATGTTGGTTTGATTATGAAGTATCCATCACTAGATACTTTTGTAAAGTTAAATTTTGTTGGAGAAGATATCACAGTAGATAATATTTTTGAATTATCTGTAAGTTGTATTGATCAAATTTATGAAGGTGATGAAATTCATGAAGTGAAGTCTTATACTAAGAAGGAACTTCTAGAATTTTTGGAGTCTATGAAGAGTGATCAATTCATGAAACTGCAAAATTTCTTTGCGGAAATGCCAAAATTAGAACATGATATTGAAGTTGAGAATCCTAATACTGGAGTAAAGAGCACGGTGAAGTTGGAGGGTTTGGGAGCTTTTTTCGCATAGCCCTACTCCATGCGACTTTAGAGAGTCATTTGGAAACCAATTTTGCTTTGATGCACTATCATAAATGGTCTTATTCTGATCTAGAGAATATGGTTCCGTGGGAAAAAGATTACTATGTGAATAAATTACTTGGTCATCTTGAAGATCAAAAACAAAAGTATGAAGAACAGAAGAAGCAAGCACAGGGTAGGCAAAGTCTCTAATGGCATTTACCAGCACAATTAAACCATATAAGTTTGTTAATCCATC